TGTGCATGCCGGGTTGCTTTACGTCGGGCATACACGTTCGACGTTAAATCACGCACAGCTCTAAACCGCTCCTACTCCAGGAGAATCACCAAAATAAAGCTCTTCTATTTCTGCATCAGTTGGCACAGAGACAAACTGAATTTGAGTTCTGGCCTGGAATAACTGGTACATACCATCCTCCCTTAAAAAAGGGGCTAGATCTGCAGCAGTATACGCCAGTCCAGGATAGAAGGACTTCAGGAGTAAAATATACTCTCGCACTACGTGTCGCGCCGAGAGGTTGCAAAAATTATCAATTAAATGCCCGACCGCACGAGCCAGGGACTGCGACGCACTCTCAATTGGACGCTCCGGAAAGCGCAATTGATAATACGTCACAGTCTCTGGCCTGTACGGTCGGAAATCTTCGGTAAGAAATTTGCCAAGAAATTCATAATGGGCAAGACCCCTGCCCTCAGGGGTCTCCCCAATCTCTAAACCATATAGGAGTAAATATTGTGGTCCCAGTTCCGCTTGACCCACCTCCCGAGGGTAGGTAAACCACTGATCATCCCCAAGCGTCTTGATGCGGATACTCTCCATCACGGACTCCAATGTGCCCTCAAGCTCCGCTATTGCCACGAAGGTAAGGGCCTGGACACCGATACTTTCAATTAAGGAAGTAAAGGGGGCCCCGCTACAGAGGCCATGTGATATGTTGTATACGTTTCGATCCGCTCCAATAACACTACCATTACAGTGAACCGCCTTGATATAGTCCCTAACCGACAACGGAAGTTGCGCCTCCGTGAATCTGCTAAAGAGTTTATCAAAAATCATTTCACTCAACTTCAGAGGGAAATGCGCATCACACTTCTTCAAGTCCAGCCCACATCCCCAAATACATGGGTTGGCTGTATATCCAAAGTACTCCGCGTACCTCCGACCTCCGTTATGGAAGTACGATTCACCGAGTGCCGTACCAAAGTTGCTCCAATCATTCTGCTCCTCCAGCGCTGATTTTGCAACTCCGCATATGACAACATCGCGTAAATCCACCATTCTTATGAATCTCCCCACGGGCTCGCCGGCCCGAGTTTTTCGCTCGTATTTTTCAAGCGTTGAGAGTTTTGCTCGGCCTCCCGTCGCCGATAAATAAGGTCGCCTAGAGGATGTCTGGACGTCGCTTACGCGACGCACAGTCTCCTCCATCACCCTTGGCCAGGCATCGGCCTTCGTCCGGAAATTTCTGCTCCTCAATTCCGGACCGGGATGGGACTCCCAATTACATGTGTCATCCGTCGTACTGACACCTCTAATTGCAGAGTCCATAGTCCAATCAGGGTCAACTGGTTCAATCCCCTCCAGGATTTTATTCACTGCCCTGTTCAGACGCGCAAGAATCCTATCATCAATCGGATGCTCCTCATGCATAAATAAATTCATGTGAAGCATCTGTTGTTCAGGCGTTGATAAGACCATTACGTGTCCATCCTCCTCACACATACAAGATTGCGCCTCAGGATCCCCAATCATTGAAATAATTCCCTCCGCATTGCTGTCGGGCGGCGCAAATGGTCCCCGGTTAGGTCTACTGGCCTGACCGGGACCCACATACGCCGCCTCGGCATGTGATGGTAACGCTTCCAACCTGAAACTATCCCGACGACGCTGTCGTCGAAGTCGCCGCGCCCTTGAGCTTCTCGATCCCCCACTCGAAAGACTGCTTACTGACTGCTGACCGTCAGAACCAGCCCTCCATATATACTGCTCGGGAAGCTCAAGAGGTTGGCTTAGTGCCCCTGGGGCGAACTTTCGTCCATTTCTATGTTTCCTGTTGTGTCTGCCTCGGGGATGTCCTCCAGATCACCCTCAGCTGTTTCCTCCTCGACGACCGAGTCGAGGGATACGCCACGCAGCGTCTCACCCCCACTGAGACGTTCTGCGGCACCCAAGTATACTCCAATGGATTCCGACTCACTGAATAACCTTCTTAGGGCGTCAACTACTTCCTGGCCGTAGTAGTTTAGAACAATTCCCGTCAAGTGTTGGGAATCGTCAAGCATCTGTTGTGCCGACTCAAGCGTTGCCTCTGGACGACCGAAGCCCCAGTTAACAGCCTCGACGTGTGTCGCAAAGCTATTGACGTACTCAAGATACTGGGGATGTTGAAGATCATCACCAGCAATTACGGCAGCGTCGCACAGTAGACGCGCATGGGCGAGCATTGCTCCAAACCCAAGAGGTGGCAAGCCATTAACCACCATGTTCTCACCAGACGGCCAGATGAGTCGGCTCTCCTCAACACCCCGCGAGTCAGTGGAGGCTGACGGGCGGGACGTAGAGGCCGCTGGAATAGAGTTAAC